GGTTCAATATCCGCAACAATGTACGGAAGATCTTGTGCAATAGGAGTTTGCCACTTGTACTCACCTCTAGCATTATCCACCATGATTGTATTCTTTCCACCAAAAGAAGCCATTTGATATAAAGGCATTTCTACCTTTTGGGTCATAGCCCATAAATCAATTGGTCCCATATCCATAGGCTCAGGGTTACCAAGCATTTGGGTTAGGTGATAAGAATCAACATGTGAACTTGCTTTATAGCTTGTATCACGTAGGAAAATCCCATTATTTAAAACTGGAGTTGCCATAATTTTTGATTGTTTTTAGTTAATAATTAATTTTACTCTGTTAATATTTAATACATACTTGATTAAATTCTTTTAAATATGTTGGTAGGTCTTTGAATCTTTCTTTTAGATGAAGTTTTTTTACTTTCTTCATCTCTTGCTTGCACACCTAATGAAGCACCGCCTGCATTAGTTTGCTCACTCTTCAATTTTCTGACCGTCTTCTCAACACTCTTTTGTGCACCCTTATCCATTATCTTTGCTTTGTAAGCTACTGGGTCTTGTAATAGCCACAGAGCCTCAGAGATTAATCCATAATTAGGTTCCACAAATTGATATTTTTCTAGTAGGTGTCCTAATAGATTAGTATTAGTTCCACTTACTGATGGGTAATTAGGCTGAACTAAACCATTATATAACATGGCCTGAGTTTTTCTGTCAACTTTAATATCTCCCAATTTACCTTCTTTTAATGTTTCATATACATTCTTCATGTACGCTTGTGATGCATTTTCTTGTTGTTTCTTTTTAAGCTCTTGCTCTTGCAATTTTCTTGCAACAACTTTTTCTTGCATCTTATCCAATTTAGGTTTAAACTTAGAAGCTTGTGATTCAAGTTTGCCTAAGTCTTTCCAAATTTCAATTTCTTCTTGTATATCTTCAGCAGTACCATATCCTGTTGCACTTAAATACTCAGTGATAATTTTTTCTTGATCACCTGCTTTTTTAATGTTTAACTCTTTATGCTGCTCTACTTGTGATAATGTAGAAAATAAACCTTTTAAATCTTTACCACCATCTGCTACATATTTTGCAGCTATTTGTAATTCTTGTGGTAAGCTCTGAAAAAATTGCTTTGGTGTTTCACGTCTTACTTGATTAGCTTTTTCTTCTAAGTTAGCTTCAATAAGTTCTTCCCAATCTTTAGCACTATATTCCTCTAAAGCTTTATCATCATCAAAAGGAACAATCTTATCATCTTTAATTAGTTTTCCAAATACATCTGAAATACCACTGATAGATTTTCTACCTCTCTTTTCTTCTTTTTTAGTTTCAACTTCTTCTTCTTCTACATTGTCTAGAGAATCTAGTATATCCTCAGCTACTTCTGGTTTAGATTCAGCTTTTACTTCTTCAGTAGTTTCTTCAGTAGTTTCATCTACTTTGGTTTCTTCTACTTTAGCATCTAAATCATCTACATCACTGACATCTGGGTCTGCAAAAGACATATCAGCTTTTTCTCCTCTTGAAAAAATACTTTTAGGTTTAGCCTTAGTATCTTGAATCATATCAGCACCGCTTGGAGCAGCATTGAATATTTCATCTAAATTTACATCTACTTGTTCTACTTTACTATTCACAGTTTGTGTTTGCGTTGCACTCATAATATTTGTTGGTTTTAATATTAATACTTCTTACATATATAATATAAGAAATCTTTTATAATATATTGGTATGTTAAACTTAAAAAATTTTTAGAAAAATGAAAATAAATTGCAGTATATAGCTAACGCTTACTTTTTATCTTTCTTTTTTGGTGAATCATACTTGTTTTTGTTCTCCCTTGCTATTTGTAGTTTAGTGTTAGCAATTTGTTTGTCAGCAGCTATTTTTTCCCTTTCAACAGATAATCTACTATTCTCCATAGATGATTTAGAAGCATTCTCTTCACGCTTTAAATTCATTTGTTCACGGTACTGTGTAGTTTCTCTAATATCTTTCATAGCATCTTGAAAATCAGATTGTTGGTTTTGATTAATATCAACCATAGAACCATATCCTGCTGATCTAATTTCTGCTAATGTAATATCATTCTGTCTGTCTTTTTCATTTTCAGCCATTTCAACTTGAAGTTTTTGCTGATCTTCTTGAGCCTTAGCTTTTAATTGTTGTTCCTGCATCTGACGTTGCTGTTGCATATCTTGCTCTCTTTGCTTTTGCACTCTAGTTTCAGAATCTTTTAGTATATCTGATACTTCTGCAATTGAGTCAGCTTTAACAATATTACCTAATTCATAGATACTTGCTCCAGTAGTATTATTAGTAAGAGCCATTTGTTTAAGATTTTCTAATATAGCTCTATGATTAGTTTTAGTAGTTGCAAATACATTAAAATCTCTTAGTAATAAATCAGTTCCATTTATCTGAAAATTGACCTTCTCAGCTTCTGTAGAGATATAAGATAATCTAACACTTGGATTAGTACTATAATAGTATTGAGCTAAGTCAGTTCTCATTTGATGCACTCTTGGCATTAGATGATCTGAATGCTGTACAAAATACATCTCTGTTTGAGCGTATGATTGTTGCATAGCCTGAACTACTCCAGTAGCTGTTTGAGCTGATACAGCTCCTCCTAGACGTTGTGGGTTAATACCTATAGCATCAAAACATTGTTGTTTAAAGTAATTAGCTAATTGTATTCTTGACATCAACCTACTAGTCTGTTCCATGTTCAGAGTCTGATAATGGTTGAAGTTGGTAGCATTCTCAGTATTAGTAATTGAAGTATCTAATGGTAACATTTGAAAATCTTTCATTGCCACCCATGCTTTTGAATAATTATTTTTACCCCAATCTTCCCCCATGGAATGACGTGGTAAAGCATTTTGATCAAACATGATTACTGTTCCTAATTCATCTATTAGAATGTCTGCAATCTGGTTATTAACCATATTGTATCCAACTTGGTATGCTTTCATTAGATCAACTAATGATGTAGATCTAGTGTTTCTATCTGAAAATACTCTTCCTTCTACAGGAAGTTTACATCCATAAAGTGTATTGTTTCCTTTAAATTGAAAAGGCAATCTACCAGGTTTAGTTCTGTTAATACCTAAATAAATAGGGTTTATATTATCACCCATAGTAGATCTCCACATAGCAGGTAAATTTGGACCTATCTTAACTCCACCCCAAACTTCATTAATCCATATCCATTCTATGTGTTCACCCTGCAATAAATTTTCTTTGCTTTTGTTCTTGAAAATTGACGTATCAAAAATTGCTTTCTTAGTAATCTTAAATGTTTCATCAACTATTTCTTGAGTTACTTCTCCATCATCTTCTATCTTTGTTAAATGTCCTACTTTTCTTTGAGTCTTCCAATATATTGTTGCAACTCTTAATAGGTTTCCTTCACCCCAAGATGATACATCTTCATTCTCATCAAGTATCTCACTTAGTATATCACCACCATTTGCTGGATCATTCCAATAGTTACTTGTAAATTGTCTGTATGCTAAACCTGGTGAATTAGTATTCCATTCATGTGATCTTGTTGCATCATAATATGCCCCATCATTTTGGTATCCATTTACTTGATATTGTGCTGATCTAGCTGGATAAATTCTTTGTAATGACTTTAGTTGTTTTTCATCCATTAAATAACCATATCTATCAATTGCATCTGATACAGTCATTAGATCAACTTTACCTGCATAATTTGAATCTGCAATATATCTTTGATCTGGGGACTTCTGATAAAATGTTAATACAGGATTCCATAGCTCAACATCATAGTCATCTTCTAACATACGGAAATGCCAAAACTCTCTATCTGCAATAAGCATATCTCTAAAGCCTCTTTCTTCAAGTTCTTGCATTTTAAATCTTTCATCATCTACTGCAAGTTGGTGGGATGCCCATTCTTCAACCATACTCCTGTATGACTTACTAAAGAAGTCTTCAATTTCTGGTAATGATTTAATAGCTTCAGGAGACATTTGCTGTTGTGCTTCTTCAGAAGCAGGGTCCATACCCATATCAACCATTCTACGTACAAGGTTAGCTTCAGCATCTGATAATAGAGCTTCTTCTATTTGCATTCTTTTTTGTTCTAGCATCTCATTATAGGATGCATCATCTACTGCTCTAAATTGTACTTTGGAATATCTCTTTGCAAATTCACCAGTTAATACATTGATTACATTAGGAACAATTGGATAAAATTTTAATTCTAATGCAGAATCATTCTCTTTTGTAAGAGTGTCCATTAAATCTTTGTATTCATTATCTGGCTCAACAATGTAATCTGATTTATCAATTACACCTTTTGCTAATTTATAATTCTTTAATAACCTTCTAGAATTTATACGTAAAAATTCTATACCTTGAAGTTCTAACCAATCTAAGTTCCAAGCTGCCCAATCATCATCTTTCTTTTTATATGGTAAAAATTGAACTGGCTGCGTTAAACTAGAAAACGTTGGTCCAGCTTCAGCTTTGGCACCATTCTTAAGTTGCATTGCATTTAATACTCTCATCTATTTATAATTTTTAAAGCCAGATCTTCTTATTCTAGAATTATTATCTCTTTTACTACGCCCAAGATTCTTAAATGGGCTATACTTTAATTTACTTATTTTTTCTGAATTTACCAAGGAATTGTCCTCTGATTCACGTCTTTTGGAATATCCTCTGTTAGATTGTTGTATTTTAACAAATGCAATTAATGCACCAAATGCTACCATTCTATCCACGTTTAAACCAGGGTGGTAAGCTTGCATTTCTTTTAATAACATTGGATCAGGTATTCTTTCTATACCTAATGTTTGTCTCATTACATTACCTTCAGTATCTGTTTCCTCATCAATCACCTCTCTTAAAAACTCAATTGCATATGAAATTAAATGACTCTTAAATAAAGTTCCAGTATTTTTCCAACCATATTCTTGATACACTGTTTTGTTAGATCCTAGATCTTTTAGAAACAATATTTGTTGTTTAGGAACTAAGTATCTTTGTTTTTTTCTAGCAATCATATGTTGTATAAACAAGGATATATTATTCTCAACAATAGTCCAAGCATTATACCATTCAATTATTAATTCTAATCTTTCATGTGTTCTATTAATGTCATCAAATCTACCACACCAAGCAGCTACTATTTTATCTTTTTCTATAAATTGTTCTACATCACCGCCTGATAAAGTTCTTGTTACTTCTATTGCATTTTTATAAACAAAAATACTACACAATGAATCTGATGTAGTTGTCTTACCTTCTGACACAGGGTCAATAGAAGCATAGTATGCTCCAAAATCAGGTTTCTTTTTTGCTGGTCTTTCCCAAACTACAATAGTACCTGTTTTATCAGTTTGTTTTTTGTTAACAGGAAATTGAGATATAGGTAGTTTGCTTGTTCTAGATGCAATAACACCTGTCTCATCTCTATCTAGTTTTATTAATTCATATGGATATTCTTTTTCTTCTATTTTTTTTATTTGTTTACTTAATATACCTTGTGGAAAAATTGATTCTTTTCTATAAGCAAATGCCTCTGCAATATTTAATGGCTTTTGAGATATTCTTAATTGGAATTGTTCACCATTTAATTCATTCTTCCATCTTTCTCTTTCCATCTTAATTGCTTTGATAGCTTCCTCTATTTGAGAATTACCATAATCATCAATATAAGGTGGCATAGACCACTGTTCAGGTATAAACAACCCTGCCATACCAATAGTACCATCAGCATCCATTAGATTAGTTTCTACTGCATATATATCATTAGCACCAGGATTCAGTATCATATCCTTTAAAGGATTACACTGTTCTAAATCACCTACAGATCCTGCTGCTATAAATTGTCCAGTTGTCATCATACCTGAAGACATAGCAGGACGCAGATACTCATATGTCTGCATCATGTTTTTTGCAATACCTGCTTCCTCATGAAAGAAGTAAGTACATGGACCCCCTACCCCTGTAGTAGCATTCTTTTCAAAAGAAGCACCTTGTATTTTAGATTTGAGCCCTCTGGATGTTTTTCTATTGTTTATTTTTACTTCAATCTGTTGTTGCCATAATAATACCTTTTCTGGATTACTTGGCCTATACCATGCAGTATGCTCATTTAAAAAAGTTTTATATTCTTCAAGAAATTTCCATGAACCTTTATCATTTATATAATCTTTAAGTGATGCTCCTACTTTGCATATAGATCCTTCTTCAAACCAGTATTGGTTTATAATTTTACCCATATGAAAATATGATGAAGCTATCTGTCTTTTTTTAAGTATAGCAACATGTTGATTATTTAGTTCTGCAATGATTTCATATAATGCCATGTGATATTGAGCATCTCTTACTTTTGCAAAACCATAACGCTTTTCTTCTTTATCAAAAATAGGAAGGAAATTAAGCCACATATAATAGTCCCTAGTTAGGTACCATTCTTTATTGCCATCTTTGTAGATTACACCTGTTCTACATTTATTTTTTTGATCATTCCAATATGCATTAAAATCTTTAGATCTAAAAGGTGCACTACAATAATTACCCTGATCATTAAATATTCTAGCTTGCTCATTAAATTTTAAAGCCATCTTGGTAAAATTATACTCACCAGGTTCTTTAAAAATAAGCTCTAGATATTCTTGAAAATCAGCATCAGTTTGAAATTCTTTTGTACCCCATTTACCATCATATATAGGAATAATTCTACTCATCATATCTTATAATTGCATAGACATCTCCTAATTGCAATAATAAGTGTTCTTCCCCATTATGTTGCATTGGTGTTGGCATAGCATGATCTGCATATTGCACTGTATCACCAATTTGTATTGACGTTACTTCATCTCCTCTTCCTACAACTGTACCTTGAAAAGTTTGCTTGGAAAATTGTTCAGGTAAATATAAACCTGATGCAGTTTTAGTCTCTGGTTTTATTTCTTTAATTAACAATTTCATTCCTACTGGTACTACTGTTTGATTTCTCATCTTTTTATTTGGTTTTTTATAATTAAACTTTGTTTACATTTGGTCATAAGCAAGACCTGCACCACCACGTACTGAGCTTTCTTGTTCATTTCTCATATCAGTAAAAGCTCCTTTATATGATTGTCTGATATTTTCAAACTTAGCAGCTGCATTAATCATAGAGTTCATATTACCATCTCTACCATGTTCTATGGGTGTTACCTCCATATACTTAGCAAGTCTGTCTAACATAGCCTTAATACCTACATAAGCCCTAAAAGTAGGTGTCTCATACATTTTTTTACACATGTCTATTCCATACCTAATCTTTGGATCTTCTGGTGACTCTTCTAAACCAATCTCTTCAATTATTATATCTTCCTTTTCATGTTCTGGTAAATTAAAAAAAGGATTTAAATCAGGATTAGGACAAGTCATATAAAATAAATACTGATATATCTGCATATGTGTATCAGGGTATTCATCCATAATACCTTTTAAAAATGGAAGGGAATAACAGTGTTCTGTTAATATTAGTTTACTATTCTGTATATCAAATAATTTTACTATCATAAGCTTTTATTAAGATGGACAATTAGCACAGCCGTCAGTACATAAATCATTACAATCTCTAGCGTTTAGTATTGCAACTAAAGAATTATAACTGTTTACTACATGTAATCCAAAACTTGACTGATCTACATTAAATGCATTTTTCATTATTAATGTACACACAGGTAAATAAACATTATCATATGGATCAAACTTTCTTGATACACCAACTATTTCATTAACATCAATATATATTGGTGTTTGTTTATTATAAGTTAGTTTAGTTGGTGATCCAGTATCAGGATCATAATCAACTAGTATCTCACATTTAGTAAGGGTTCTATAGTCAGGTTTAAAAATTGGAATTCTAGGCATAGTATTTATTTATTTAAGTTATCTTTTAACCACATCACTAATGAGTTAACCTCATCCTTTAAATATGGTAATTCATATATTTTTATATCTTCTAATACTGGCTCACCATTGACATGTTCATTAATTGGGTAGCCATTTGTATCAGTACCTACTTGTTTAAATTTAACATGTTGTATAGTAAGTTTACCAATCTTTAGTTTAGGGTTATGCTTTTTAATAATATACGCATAAATACTGAGCTGTAGGTTATAATGATTCAAATTACAGTCATCTAAATGGTTTACAGGCCTAAACATCTTGTTTGTGATTCCTTCCCAATTAGTAAATCCTTTTTCTTTTATTTCTTTATTAGTTTTATAATCATTTATATTTATATAACCATTTACTACTTCTACTACGTCAGCTTGTCCACATACCCCAATTGATTTTAAATATACTAAATGCTCAGGATACACTCCTTCAGATAGTTTCTGAACAGGTGCTAACTTAACACCAGTTTCATTTACTATTGGTTTAACAATAGGTACTTCAACACCATGGCGTTCTATGGTTTTAAAGTCTAACATATCTGCTTCTCTTTGATTGTGGTAAAAATTACCTAAAGTAATTGCTCTATTTGTTTCACCATCCCAAGCAGCAATAATTTCTTTAGGGGTCATACCATACCACTTAGATCTTTTGTTCTTTGAAGACTTAACAGCTTGACCATCTCTATCAAACTTAGGTTTAAACTTACCTATAAATGATGTTACACTAAGCCAAGTAATGTTAGCATCATCTATACTTTCATATAAGTGTCCTTCTTCTTTAAATGAAATAGCCATCAGTCTAGAGTTGTATTAGCAGTCCACATATTTCCATATAGTGGTATATCTTGTTTAGATGGAGCTACTATATTATAAACTACAGTGGTTGGCTTCTCACTTAGTAAAGTTATAGCTTCTTCAGCAGTAATTTGTTCTTCTGCTAATAGTTCACCTACAATTTGTGCTTTGGTTAATTTTTCAGTCATTTTTTTCTATTTGTTTAATTAATAATTCTTCTGTTTCTTCTGGCATTAATGCACTCCAATATCCTTTTGGACATTCACTTGACAATGATCTAACTTTAAAAGCTAAACTACATCCACAATCTGAACAGCAAGGTTGTGTACCAGGAGCTAAACAATCATCCCCTTTAGCATCAAACAAAGAACACTTGATACATATCTGAAATCTATCAGTAGCAACTGCTTCAATATGTTCTTTTTTAAATGTATTATTTTTAATGCCTTCAGCAATTTTATCTATATTTTTAAATACATCTAAATATTTTGACCATTTACTTTTCACTTCTAAATTTTTTCTTTTTAATAATATCAAGTTCCATTTGCTTCATTGCTTTTTCCATTTGAACAATATTAGTTTGTATATCCTCACTTTTAGCAAATCCTACATATGTTCTTTTAGCTAGGTTACCCAATATACTTTTATTCTTTTTTATTGCTTTATCTAACTTACCTTTTCTTAAATAAAAAGTACCTAACCCATCTACATTTATTCTAGGAAATACTAAGCTAGATAAATTACTTCTTACTTTAGCATAGTAAAAAGCAATAAAATCATCAACTACTGATTGATGTACACCTACTTTATCAGCTAGGTCTTTCCTAAATTCCTTATGACTCTTTGGATTCACGCCCAAGTACTTTATAATCCAATAATACTACGCCTTCAGTCTGTACATTAATATCTTTATTAAGCATAATTGTTTTTTTATTATTGCCTTCTTTAAATAATAATTCCTTTTTTTCTGCTTTAGTTATAGCATTTCTTGCTGATTGAGGACTTTTAAAAATTTGCTTTTCTACTAAACTCTTACAAAATTTAGTTAACTCAATTTTACCAGTCTTTGCTAATTCAGTTAAAAATTTTAAATCAGAATTACTTATTAATATATCTTTAAAGAAACAATAAGTTATTATTTGATACTTCATTGTAATATCTAAAGAAGTCTGTAATTTAAGCTCTACTTTTTGTACTATTGCCATATTATAAACTCATTATCATATCTACAAAATCAGGATGAGGATAACAGTCCATTTTTCCTTTCCTAACGTTAGTATGTGTTAATAACCCTTTTACTTTACCATAGAATGCATCATCTTGAAAATCAAAACCTTTTGTTGGACCATGTTTTTTAATAAACTGTTTTAATCCTAGTCTAATATCTATTTCATCTCTTTCCCCCACCCATCTAATCCATTTTTCTGTTTCTTTGATTTGTTTTTCACTGTAAGCATGCCAATAAAGTTTACCTTTAAAAGCTTCATCTAAAGCAACTACTTGTTCTTCCTGACATTTAGATTTGACATATGTTTTATAGTCACTATCTAAATAACCCATGTTACATAATTCAATTCCTACAGAATGACGGTTCATATATCCTGATCCTGTTCTACCTAAATGCCAACCTTGTGCTCCCTTTGGGAAAGCTTGTAGCATAACACCATCATGGTCATCATTACCATTTCTATGATTAACCCCACCCAATACAAATTCAGTGGCTATTCTCCCCCTAGTATCTCTACCCCAATGATCAATACATCTATAAGGATTAGAATTACCAGCAGTATGATGTAAAAAAATATATTCATTTTGTATTGGTCCTTTTAAATACTCACCTTTAGGTAGGTAATACTTATGAATTACTTGATCATATGATGTAGTAAAATATTGTTTATTAATATCTGTATCTTCATCAATTGTTGCATCTAGATTTAAATTCTCTACATTAAGTAAAATAACCCAACAGTCACTATCAACTATACCTGTTACAGGTAACTCCATAGTTAATTGAAATCTTTCAACATGTTTTTCTGTAATTGGTCCAAAGTGTCCATCTACAAGTATACCCAATTTAGTTTGTAGTGTTTTTACTTCTGAACCTCTATCTCCTAACTTCAGCTGCCTCATATCTATTCTGGATTAACAGCTTGAGCCATTGCTTCTTGAAAAGCTTTACCTTCTTCAGAGTTTGGGTCAACTCCTCCTTCTTTTTGTGTAGCATATTGTTGAGCCATGAACATTTGTGCTTGCATACGCTCAGCTCTTGACTTTTCAATTTGAGCCAATAACATTTCATAATCAGCTTGTATCTCAAGATGAGGAATGTTATCCTTGTAAAATTCAGTGATTTCTTCTCTACGTTTGTTCATCTCCTCTTTACTCATTTGAGGATCCTTTTCATTGAGTGGAGCTGTGTTGGTTTTTTTTGACATCTTCTAATATTTTAAATTAATATTAGCAAAGATATACAAAATTAGTTTAAATAAAAAAAGTTTATTGAATTATTTCAGAAACCTTATTACGTATAAATATATCTATTACGCTTTTAAGCTCTGTATAACTACGGAATTTTAAAGACTGACATGGTGTAGTTACATACCAAGATCCGTCTATCTCTGCTTCATTGTTATCCCCAGACAAAAAGGTTAACTGTCCAAAAGATCTTTCATAATAAAATACATTATCAGGAAGATCTAAATCTAGTATACTGTATGGACTTATTTTTTTAAATCCTAATTTAATTAAGTCTGCCTGTTTCATAACTCATTACCATTTTACTTTATCTGCCCAATAAGCAGCACTCATTTTACCTTTCTTAATGTTCTTACCGTGTCTAGCTTTGAAAGATTTTCTTTTAGCTTTCATTTTTGCAGATTCACCAGATTTAGGTTTACCAGCTGTACTAGCACCTTGCTCACCAAATCTAATGGTTTTTACTTTATCACCCACCTTAGCCACAACTACGTGTGATTTTTTAGGGTGAGAAGGAGTTCTCTTAGGTTTGTTAAACCCAGATACTCCTGCTCTTGCTAGTCTACTATCTTTCTTCTTTGCCATTACTATTGTTTGATCATTACTATACCTGCTACATTTAATGGTGCAGCTCCTGTACCGTCTGTTTGAAATACACTACCAGCTTGAACTCCAGCAGCCCCTGCTGTTGCATCATCTTTATGAGCTGATACACCTATTCCTGATATAGCATTTAATTTCTGATCAGTAAATTTTTTTAACTGACTTAGTGTAACTAATTCTGTTTGTAACTTAGGTTGAGGTTTTAATCTCTCTTGTGGGTTAGGATACCTAGCTACTGTAATATAATTATCCGCTTTAGGGGTAACTGTACCTTTTTGTTTTAACATGCCCATCATGTCTTGTAGTATTGTACTCATTTTTTTATTTTTAAATTAACGTTTTTTTCCTTTGTGTAACCCATGTTTAGCATGTTGTTTACCTTTTTTTGTTGCGGCTCTTTTCTTTTTATTAGCTGCAGCTAGTTTAGCTTTACCTTTTTTAGTACTCTTTAACTTAGCAATAGTCTTTTTTGGAGCATATACTTCACCTGTCTCAGAACTTTTCTTTCCTGATGCAGTTGTCCACTTCTGTTTAGTCCATCTAGTAAGACTTTTTTGCTGTTTAGTCTTAGCCATTACTTCTTTGCTTTTAGTTTAGCTGTTTTAGATAAGTCTTTGAAATGAACTAAAGGCTTACTAGTCTTAGTATGCTTCTTACCAGTATGTAATTTACCATTGGCCATTTTGTGCATACCACCTTTCCATTCAGTTCCGTTTTTTAAATAGTGTTTTACTCCTTTCATTATTTCTTTGTTTTATAACCTCCACCATTAGCTTTATAACGTTTAGCTAACATTTGTGCTTTACGTGCTGACCATTGTCCTGGTGCTCCACCCTTACCACCTGCTTTGATTGAATTAAATAATCTTTTACGCATTCCAGGTTTTGTATAATTCCCAGAACTATTTACGGTACTTTTTTTCTTTTTCTTAACGGCCATTCTTTTTATTTTTAGCTACAGTATGACTAAATTCTTTTTGTCCACCTCTTACACGGGGTGCCTGATTAATAAAGTAATTAAATGGATTAGCAGTCTGCTGTACCTTTTTATCCAAAATAAAATTTATTCTTCTATCATTAGTTGCCATACTTTTCCTTTAACATTTTATTTAATACTCCACATTTTTCATATTCTTCTGTCTCTATGTAATATGCAATCATATTTTCTAACTCTTCTTCTCTGGGTCCATGTTGTGGATCATACGGTAAAATTAACTCTACGCCATTATCAAATTGATTCTGCATCATATTTTCAAATGTAGTTTGGCCGGACAATACTTTCCAGGCATTACTATAAGCTGTCTGTAATAGCACTGCATCAAGCTGCATTTGTTCTATTTCACTCAGTCCATTTGTCTCATCACCTGAGTCATCATCCCAATTTCCCATAGTATATATTTAGTTAGTAACTCTTCTATAAGAACAATATAGTCATTTTTTAGATTTTATAAAAGTGTTCACTCAACTAATGTTGTCTCACCGGATATAAAAAAATTTTTTCCCCCACCAAAAAGTTGTGTGTTTTGCATGCTTGAGATGTACTATGGTTCTGCTCCCCAGCTATATATTGAGGCAGGGATACCCCCGTAAGTAATCCTCAATAACTTAATTAAATATTTATAATTATGAGTGTATTCTT